AACCCTACACGGGTTACTGGTATGCATCTTCCGGCCATGGCTTCAAGTACATATCCGTATTTTCGCCAGGTGCATTCCTGGTTTTGCTTGTCCGTCTCCAGATATATATTTACTTTCATGCCCTTATTCCCTCTTTTTCTTTACTTTCTTTTTCTGTTCCTGCTTCTTTGGCAGTCTCTTCGTGCGGATCAGTGTATATGTGCGGTATGGTTGACCGGTCACATCGTTTATACCTTCGTGAAAAGAGTCCTTGTCCACTTCCCACCCTTTCGGAATCCTGACTTTTCCCCATGTTTTCCAGTGGTTATACACTTTTTCATCCGGTTCCGGAATCGGCAGGTTTCTCGACGCTGAATAACTCGCTTCTCTTAGTCTCGGCTCCGTATCCGGTGTCTTTGTTATGTACGCTGCCAGATCAGCAAACTCACCCTTTTCGTACATGAGTTTGTTCTCCACCTGTCCATGCGGCCACGCCTTTCGTAAAATGATGTCGGTGTCCGGGATCCTGTTCACTATGATGTGCATGTGCCAGGCTCCTTTGGTTCCCACCTCAATGTTTCGCATCCATTTCAGCTCTGCTCCCCGTTTCTTGTATTCTCTCCGGAGAACCTGCAGGAATGCTTTCCAGTCTTCCTTTGCTGCTTCCATGGATACCGGTCTCTTGTCTATCGCATAGGATAATCTTGAAAAATAATCATCCACGTCAAAGTTGTTCCGGAGTTTCCACCTTGCCAGCCTCTCCCGGTTATACTGGTTCCTCTTCTTCATCTGTTCCGGGGTGGCTTTCTTCTTCTCCTGCCTCTTCTGTTCCGGCGCTCCATACCTTGCTGTATGATACTCATACACCTCTGTGACATTCCGGAACCTCATTCTCATACTTTTGTAACTCATATAAGTCCCCTTTTGAATCCATCTCTAATACTTCTAGCAAGTTTGCAACAGGGGTTTCTCTCCCCTGCTTTCAGGCTTGCTTTCTGAGTTTTCAAGGATCCGGCATTGCAATGATATAAAGATCGTTACACATGATTCTGAGCTGACATTTGTTGCATGTATGCCAGCTCATTCAGTTTACATAATACCGTACTATTTTTTTAAGGATTCCGCGTATGTTCTTACTGCTGCTTCGGTTGTATTCGCATCGCCTTTAACTGTCGTCGTTTTGCTTTCGGCGCCAATTATTATTTTCAGCATATCAGCAAGAAAGCTCTCTTCTGCGCATTCTCCGCGAAGTGTTTTCGCTATAGTTTCTAAAGCTACGATCACAAATGCCGTATCTCCTGCCGGAAGAGGATTTATCATATCTGTAAACTTATTAGTTCACATCTGAATACGTTCCATGCACACTTTCGCATTCTCCTCTCCGCTTGTATTTGCCAGCTTCTCTTTAAATTCTTTATACCCATTAAAATCAGTCTTTAACATATAATCCTCCTTGACATTTCTTTTCAGGTTTCTTATACTATTTACAAAAGTTGTTTTTTCTTTTTGGCTCCCACGTCTGCCAACGTGAGAGTCTTTTTTATGTTCTCGAATATATCTTCAATCCAGAGCATGAATATGAATGCGCACACGCTTATCGCAAGTGTAAGCATAATCGCCTGGATCCTGCTGCCGATCTCCCAAACCGGCAGCATTGAGATCAGATACCCTGTCAGCATTGATGTGATTACTTTTCGTTCCATTTCTGCCTCCTTATGCTGTTTCCTCTTTCTTTGGCTTTTCTTTCACCTTTACGGTGATGTCAACGCCATGCTTCTTTGAGAGGATCATGGCAAGGGTTTCGTAAAATCTTACTGTATTGAATGTTCCTTGCGTTTCCATCTTCTTCCCCCTCCTAAAACTCAAATTCTACTGCAGGAGCTGTCGGCATTGGTGTATATCCGCCAGCCAGCTCCAGGCGTCTTATTGCTTTGCGTCGGCTTGCTTCGCTGTTGTCCCAGGCATATTCGTATCCATCCGGAGCCGGTCCGCGTTTTGTTTTCCCGTTACAACGATCAGTGATAGCTTGTCGACTCAAAAAATTCTTTTTCGCTGCTTCTCTCGCAGATCTGTAATATTCCACATCCTGTCCGCAACTGTCCAATTTCACGACTATTTTATTTCTGGAACTGTAACCGGTCAGCTTTCCAAGTTCCTGTCTGGGTATGTATGCTATATTGTTTATGTGATTCTCAGACTGCATTCCGTTCTTATGATACGGAACTGCACCGTCAGGAACAGGTCCTAAAAACGTCCTTGCAATCAGGGAGAGAACTATCTCCTCTTTCGCTTTTCCGTCTTTTGTGAGTTTCACAACCAGGCGCTGACTCCCTTTCATTTTTTTGTGATAGGGAGTCATGCTGCGAAACTGTCCGGATTTCAAAGTTCTCCGGATGTTCCCCTCTGTGCTCGCCTGGTATTTGCCGTCATATCCTGGAATATCTTTCCATCTTTCAATCAAGGTCGTCCCTCCCTTATGCCGGCTTTTTCTGAGCCGACATGCTTGCACCCACCTTGACGCCTTTCAGGAATGTATCCATCAGTGTCTGCTTTGTGATGTTTACAGACTGCAGAAACGCTGTCAGTTCTTCGGCTTCGGCTTTGTCTTCCATGCTTAACATTACTTCCATATTCTTCTGTGACATATCTTTCGCCCCTTTCTGGCTTACCTCATCAGTGAACACGTTGCCATCGTGTCCAGACGGTCATTGTTGACCGTTTCGGCTATTCTTCTTTCCATTGGTATGATGTACATGCTATACACTGTTTACACTTTTCCAGTGGTTCATCTGATGTTTCACCTCCGAATCCCATGCAGGTTCCATCGCTGTCTCTTCCTGCACTTCCAATCTTTTGCTGTATGCTGCATGTCTGGATCCGCTTCTCTATCCTGCACTCTTTACAGATGATTTTCTTTCCAACTGTGCATCCTTTCTTTCTCGCATACTTAGCAGCCCATGCCCTGCTAACTCCGTCATTATTGGATGTCCAGCCCATAACCCATTTGCCGCAAATATCGCAATATACATCCGTATCTACCTTTCTTGTGATTGCCATTTATGTTGTGCTCCTCCGTTTCGGCTTGTACTTTTCTTTCTTCTCTCCTATACTTTAGCTATCAGTCTGTACCAGAGACTGAAAACTAAAGAAAGGAGACCACTACATGAGCGAAAAAGAAATTGCAATTCATAATATTGCTCTGCTTTACAGTATTCATAAGGAACTGCACCCTGATGATACTGAAATGACTCTTGAAATGATCGCTGCTAACTACAGCAGAACCGTTTCAGAAGTCAAGGAGATTCTTCTGTAATCTCGCAAATAGCGAATGGTTTCAGCTTTCTGATCCGTTCACTATTTTGTTTTATCGCAGATTCTAAATACTTTGGAAGTAACTCAGCTTCTCCCTGAGTCCATCCGCACTCCTGCATTTCTTTTAAAATCTGCCTTGCTGTTCGTTGGATCATAAATTCGTCTATTCCTCCAACTCTTCTCCTGGGTCTCTCCAACATTCCGCATCCCCTTTCTTTTAATTGTTATTTATATTGTGTCCCTTTTTGGTTTGTCATTTGGTTTTATTTGGTTGTTTAACTAAATATATCATGCATATTTTGGTATGTCAACCATTTGTATTAAATTTTTCGTTCTTTTTTGGTTGACTAACCAAATTTAACGTGTTATATTTTTATTAAGCAGAAAGGAGGTATTGATTTGAACGAACGTATACGGTTGTTGCGTGAGAAAAAAGGTCTGTCTCGCGCAGCCTTTGGCGAACGCATTGGAGTCAGCGGAGATGTAATCAACAATCTGGAACGTGGACGTGTAGAAGTAAAAGAACATATAATAAAATTAATTTCTACAGAATTTGGAGTTACAGAAGAATGGTTGCGAAATGGCACAGAACCTATGCGCATACAACCAGAGACATTCAGTCTTGATGAATTTGCCGCGCAGCATAATGCGACAGATCTTGAAAAGGAAATCATTAAGACTTATTTTGAAATCGATCCAGCGATCCGAAGACAGATCCTGAATCACTTTAAAGAGAATCTTATGGGTGCTGGTGGTGCTCCAGACAGCCCAGAAGAATTAGAAATTATGCACCCACCTGTTACAGGTGATGAAAAAACAAATGCTGGATAATAAAACACCCAGCTGCAACTAACTATTTATTTAAGTATTATGATTTGAGTTCCCCCATTAAAGTCAAGATTAATATATATAGTATTGTTGCTGTGATAATACAAAGCGTATATTTTGCAGTTGCCGTAATGTATGTATTTTCTTTTCACCATTGTTTCCACACCTTCCCGTTAGTAAGTAACAGCTGGGTGCAGGAAACATTATAAGGGGGAAACTCATCATAATACTACCGGTAAGTTTTTCCAATCAAGGAGGTATAAATGATGGGTCTTTTTAATAATAGTGGTGAAACCAAAGAAGAAAAGAAAGCCCGTAAGCAGGCAGAAGCCGAGGCAAAACAGGCAGAAAAGGATCTTGCAGCTCTCCGTAAATTCGGAATGGAAAATTTAAAAGATCCTAATGATATTGAATCTGTCAAAAGTATTCTTAATGAATTAAGCGGTACCGGTCTTACAGAGCTTGGAATCTCTTTGGGTGCCGGAAGTGATCGTGATATTCAGAAAAATATTATGAACTATCAGCGTGCAGTTCTTGAACAGAATTTTATTATCATTCGTCAGCTTGACAGAATCGCTAAATTACTGTCCGACAAATAATTATCTAGGGGTGGAACGAACATGAACAAGAAAAAGAAATTATTGTCTTTGATTCTTTCTATGGTTATGATATTGTCTCTCTTTACAGTTCCCGTTCAGGCAACAACCAAAAAGGTCACAAATCAAACCAAATCTATTACTATGGTTGTGAACCAAAAGAAAGCCATTAAAGCTCCGGTTAAAATGACTTACAAAAGTAGCAATCCCAAAATTGCTACCGTAAGCTCCAAGGGAGTTATCACTGCCAAGTCAAAAGGTTCTGTTGTTGTTACAGGCAAATATAAATCTGTAAAATGGACTTATAAAATCAAGGTGATTGCAAAGAAGGCTCCTCTAGGAACCTATGTATGGATCTGCGATACAGGAAAAAAATATCATCTCAGTAAAGACTGCAGCAAAATGAATAATCCGTACAGAGTGACGATCAGTGAAGCCAAAGCGCGCGGATATGATGCGTGCAAGAAATGTTATAGATAAATAAAAATCGTCCCAGTGTTGGCGCACCAGGACGACTTCATGAAAACTCTGCAGCTATCAGTTGATGCTACAATTCTTTTCCAGACAATTAGAATTATAGCACGAACTGATACGCCTGCATAGGTGTATTTTTTATACCCATTTTTAAGGAGGATACTATGAGTATAACAAATGTTGCTATATATGTACGTGTCTCCACAGACCGACAGGCGAAAAAGGGAGACAGTATTGATGAACAGCTCTCTACCTGCAAAGCTTATATTGCATCCAAAGAAAACATGGTTCTGGCCGGAACCTATATTGACGATGGAATCTCCGGCAGGAAAATCAAACGTGGAGATTTTGAGCAGTTGCTTGATGATGTCCGACTCGGACGCGTGAATCTGATTATATT